AGGACAAATAGCTAAGAGTGTTTCCATTGGATCTTCTTCTTATGCCGCAGCAACTTTTACAGTAGGATTTACTAGTGCTACTGGGGGAAAGTTTGATATTTCTCTTGGATCCACTCAGACAAGATCCTTATCAGAAGGAAGGTATGTCTACGATATTCTTGTAAGTTCTGGATCCACGGTTTATAGAATTGCAAGTGGAAATGTTTTGGTAATTCCTGGAATATCATCAGCACCATAAATACCTTGAGGGGTAATTGGATAAATGGCACAACCATCATCTAGACAAGAGTTAATTGATTACTGCAAGAGAAAACTGGGTGCTCCAGTTTTAGAAATCAATGTTGCTGATGAACAAATTGAGGACTTGGTAGATGATGCTATTCAATTCTTCCAAGAAAGACATTTTGATGGCGTATATCCTACATTTTTAAAATATAAGATTACTGATGACGATGTTAACAGAGGCAAATCCCAACCTACTTCTGGAGTTGGTATCAGCACAATAACGGTAAATCATAATGTTGGATTGACCACTCAGTTTAATTTTTATGAAGGTGGCAATTATCTTCAAATTCCACCTTCAGTTATTGGTGTGAATAAGATATTTCACTTTGATGGGACAAATACTCTTACAAATAATATGTTTAGTGTTAAGTATCAACTTTTCCTCAACGATATTTACTATTGGGGATCAACTGAACTTCTCACTTATGCAATGGTAAAGACATATCTTCAAGATATTGAGTTTTTACTTACAACTCAGAAACAAATTAGATTCAATAAGAGACAAGATAGATTATATTTGGATATTGATTGGGGTTCTATTAAAGAGGGAACATACTTGATCATTGATTGTTATAGGACATTAGATCCGAGTGATTACTCTAGAGTTTGGAATGACTCATTCTTAAAAATGTATTTGACTTCACTGATTAAAAAACAGTGGGGACAAAACTTAATGAAGTTCCAAGGAGTAAAACTTCCTGGTGGTGTTGAATTGAATGGTAGACAAATTTATGATGATGGGCAAAAAGAACTTGATGTGATTATGGAAAAAATGTCCAATACTTATGAACTTCCACCTCTAGACATGATTGGATGATATGTTAAATCCATTTTTTCTTCAGGGATCAAAATCAGAGCAATCATTGATTCAGAGTTTGGTTAATGAACAACTCCGTATGTACGGAGTAGAGGTTTATTATTTGCCTCGTAAATATGTCACTGAAAGAACAGTAATAAAAGAAGTAATTGAATCAAAGTTTGATAATGCGTATCCAATCGAAGCTTATGTGGATACTTATGATGGATATGAAGGTCAAGGAACCATTCTGTCAAAGTTTGGTGTTCAACCATTCAACGATTTAAATTTAATCATATCAAAGGAAAGGTTTGAAACTTATATCTCTCCATTAATCAAAAATCTTCCTGATGTAAAATTATCTACGAGACCAAAAGAGGGAGACTTAATTTGGTTTCCTCTTGGAGATAGATTATTTGAAATTAAATTTGTTGAACATGAGAAACCTTTTTATCAACTTCAAAAAACTTATGTCTATGAACTGAGATGTGAACTGTTTAGATATGAAGATGAAGTTCTTGATACTGGTGTAGATGAAATTGATGATAATGTTTCAAGAGAAGGATATATCCAAACTCTTACCGTAGTGGGTGCTGGAGTAACAGCTACTGCAACTGTCAGTGGAATTTGCACGACAGGTGGAGTAAGATTTATAAAAATTTCCAACAGAGGAAATGGATATACTTCCAGACCAAGAGTGGCATTTTCTTCATCACCTATCGGGGGAACTACGGCTGTCGGAATTGCTACTTTGATTGGAGATCTAATAGATTGTAATGGTCTTGCAGAAAATTTTAAAGTTCAAGGTATTGAACTGATTAATCCTGGATGTGGATATACAGTTCCACCTTCTGTAGTTGTTGTTGGTGGAGGTGGTGCTGGATTTGCTGCAACGACAATAATCGGTGATGGTGTAATTGGACCAATCTCCATTACCAATGGTGGAGGTGGTTATTCTAATCCACCTATAGTTACATTCAGTAGTCCTGGAACTGGTGTTACTGCTACTGGTAAAGCTTATATTGGTCCTACAGGAATAGTAACCGCAATCTACATCACTAATGCTGGACTAGGATATACACAAATTCCAACCATCACAATTTCCTCACCATATTCTTCAGGATCTGGAGATTATCAATATAATGAAACCGTAACTGGTAGTATCAGTGGTACAAAAGGTCTTGTAAGAAAATGGGATTCAACTACTAATACATTAGAAGTATCAAATATTAGTGGATCTTTTGTTAATGGAGATGTACTTGTTGGTTCCTTGTCAGGTGCTTCTTATGAAGTAAGATTAATTAATAGAGATAATATCGTAGATCCATATGCTGATAATGATAATATTGAATTAGAATCTGATTCTATACTTGATTTCTCAGAAACTAATCCATTCGGAACACCATAAATAGTATATCATATTTTCCTGACAAATGTTTGAGTATTTTTATCACGAAATATTGAGAAGAACTATTGTTTCTTTTGGAACTTTGTTCAATAATATCAATATCAAACACACGAATGACTCCGACAATACAGTTAGTGTGATGAAGGTTCCTCTTGCTTATAGCCCTACACAAAAGTTTTTAGCAAGATTGGAACAAGTTCCTGATCTCAACAAACCAGTTCAAATGTCATTACCAAGAATGTCATTTGAATTTCTCGGATTAACTTATGATACTTCTAGAAAAGTAACAACAACTCAAACATTCTTATCTGGTCTTTCAACTGATAAGACTCAGCCAAGAAAGACATACATGCCTGTTCCATATAATATGTCATTTGAACTTAGCATTTACACTAAGTTGAATGATGATATGCTTCAGATTGTGGAACAGATTCTTCCATACTTTCAACCAGCTTATACATTAACAGTTGATTTGATTGATACAATTGGTGAAAAAAGAGATGTTCCTATTGTATTTGAAGGAATTGAAATGAGAGATGAATATGAGGGGGACTTCTCACAAAGAAGAGCTCTTGTTTACACTCTCAGGTTTGTAGCTAAAACATATCTTTTTGGTCCTGTTTCCGACGTTTCCAAAGATATTATCAAGAAGGCTTCTATTGGATTCTCAGCTGGAGATTCGAGAGGAAGCACGAGAGATCTCACATATCGTGTTGATCCAGTTGCCACTAAGAGTTATACAAACAACGTAGTAACAACTCTTGTTGGTGATATTACCAATTCAGTTACCACTATTGAAGTTGCAAATGCCTCATCAATCTCTGTTCTAGATGTTCTTGTAATTGATGAGGAAAACTTCAGAGTAGTCAGTAAATCAGGCAATAAACTTGCCGTTGAAAGAGCTTATGATGAAACTACTGCATCACAACATGTTGGCGGATCTAACGTTAATCTGATCACAACGGCAGATGCTCCTCTTATTGAACTTGGAGATAACTTTGGATTTGACGGTTCGTTCTGATGAAAGAGTATGAAAATGACAAAAAAATTTGATGACCTGAATGAAACTTTTAATGTCGCTGGAGAGATAGTATCCAAAGAGATTGAGAGTGTTGAACAAAAGGTTGAAAAAATCGCAAAAGAATCTGATGATCTTAAAAAGGACTACGAATATACAAGAGGTAATTTATATTCAATTATAGAAAAAGGACAAGAAGCTCTCAATGGAATTCTTGAGTTAGCTCAAGAGAGTGAAATGCCAAGAGCTTATGAGGTAGCTGGACAACTTATCAAGAATGTTGCTGACGCTACAGATAAACTCATAGATCTTCAAAAGAAACTAAAAGATATTGATGAACAAAAAGTCAAAGGACCAACAAATGTCACGAATGCACTTTTTGTTGGTTCTACAGCAGAATTATCAAAGTTATTGAAAAACGGACTTACAGACGAAAATAAATAATAAAAAAGTCCGGATAAAAGTGTCTATAAGTGATTTTGATTTGAATAATGACAATCTGCCTTCGGTAGATGACTATATCCTTTCTTCTGATGATTTGCCATCTGTGGAGGAAAGTATTAATATCACTTTGCCATCAGTAGATGATTTTATTGTTGAAGATTTTAAGGAAGAACAATCAGTTGAAGATAATTTACCATCAGTTAAAGATTTTTTGGTTGAAGAAGAGATTAAAGAATCTTTAGAAGACATTTCTGAGGAGGTAATAACTGAAGAATATATCTCCACAGAAGATCTTATTTTAATGATTGAGGATGTTAGGAAAAACATCCCAGAAATTCCAGAGGTAAGATATTATGAAAAACCTCTCTTAGAACTCAATGAGAAAATTAATTTACTTCCCGAAGTAAAATATTATGATTCTGAGATAGAAACTCTTTATGAAAGTTTACAAGATATTAAAAGTTCTATACCAGAAGTTCCAGAATGGGTCAATGAAGAGTTTTATTATTCATTGATAGAATCCGTATCAAGTTTTGAAGGTGATATTAATTTTATTTTAGATAAACTTGAAGTTATAAAATTTGAAAGCAAAGTAGACAATAAAACTCTTGATGCTAAAATAGAAGAATATAATAATTTTAAGGATGATGTATATGGCAATATTGAGATTTTAAGTAAAGATTTAATATCCTTAAGTAAATCGATAAAAAGCTCAGAACAAAAAATTTTAGAAAGTATTCCAGAAGTTCCAGAACCTCCTGAGATAAAATATTACGATAAAGACATTGAGTTACTTAAAGATTCAATATCATCGTTAAATGAAAAAATACTGGAAATAAAAATTCCAGAGATTCCTGATTTTCCAAAACTTCCTAAAGTAAAGTATTATGATGAAGATATAAAAAACATTTATAATAATATTAAAGATCTTAACGAAAGAATAAAGATAACTGAAGAAAAGTTAGAAGAATCTCAAAGGATAGAAGAGGAAATAAAAGAAGATCCACTTACAAATACCAATTTCGCAACTCTAGATGATTTAAAAAAACATTATACTTTATTCATTAATAGGATTCAAAAGCAACTTGAAACTATTGGTGGTGGTGGTGAAACTCGTCTTGAATTTTTGGATGACATAGACCGTACCTCAGCAAAGACTGATGGTTATGTACTGTCTTATCAGTCATCAACTGATAAGTTTATTGGGGTTCCGATGAGTGGTGGAGGTGGTGGTTCAGGTATCTCCACATACGCTGATGTTGCTGGTATTGCCACTTATGCCTCCAATTCTGGTATCTCCACATACGCTGATGTTGCTGGTATTGCTACTGTTTCTCAAGGACTCATAGGAATTCCTAGTATCATTGTAAGTTCAATTACAGCTTCTGATGCTTCCTTTAGTGGCAATGTTTCTATTGCAGGAACTTTAACATACGAAGATGTAACGAATGTAGATTCCATTGGTATCATAACAGCAAGAAATGGAGCAATAGTCAAAGCAGGAACAGCAACTACTGCTTTGATTATAGAGGGTGATGCAAGAGTTGTTGGTATTCTTACTATTGGTACTTCTAGTATCA